TGCGGAGATACGATTCAGTCGTTCCGGTTCGCTTACCGCGGTTACTGAGATTGTAGATTTTACCCTCGATTCCGTTGCAGTTATTGCACAGCACTCCTCGGATGCGTCCGCTGCGGTGATCGTGGTCGAGACAGGCAACGACGCAGTTGAGGTCGATTTCACAGATGGCACATTTATTCCCCTGCAGGTGCGCAGTGAGTTTTCGGCAGGCAGAGATTTCACTTTGTTTTAGCCTGTGGTTTGGCTGTGGAGAGTTTTCGGGAGTTTGCATCGGCACTTGAATCGCAGAGATTCTGCACTCGATGAGCATAGCCGTTAAGGCGGAAATTCGTCAATAGTGCTTTCCGCATACCCTTGTTCCAGACAAGAGCAATCAGAGCGGGACTTGGCTTCTGTCCATTTGCCTTCAGGCGTTCCCTGATGTGCCTGATGAGAGCCAGAGCCGTTTGGTCTTGAGCGATAGGGTATTTCCATTGCTCGTAGGAATAAGCCTGCTTTCCTTCTCTGAGCAGTTGCATAGAGCCCTGCACCCAAGCACTGCGATGTATGCCGTAGCGTCCTCTGGCTTTCCCTTTATCACCGACCGCCGCGTAATCGTTCTTAATGCCAGCAGTCTCCTGCGATGCGATTGCCTCAAGGATTCGAGTGTCCTCTTCAGCGTGCACATAACCAGCCAGAAGCACTGAACAGATAATTGATGTGAAGCTCATAGGGTTTTGTTGGTTTGTTCGTTACGCAATTCCTTACGCAATTCCCTGCACGTATTTAGGAGTCGATTTTCCGGTGAAGGTAAGGCTGGAATCCTTGAATCGATAGCAATACGACCGACCGACCGTTGCGTCTGTGTTCTGGAAAGCATCGAGCACAACTTGGACACAACCGACTGCCTCAAGTGCCGATTTAGCCTCTTGCAGGAGCATTTTGACCTTTCGGAAAGCGTAGTCAGCAGTCACGTCTCTATGCAGGATGCGGTCGTTGATGTAGTAAATCTCGTAGTCCAATCGGCGGAGCACAGCGATATGAGCGTTCCGGAGGTCAGGCTTGTGGTGCTTGAATAAATCGCGGAAGGCGGATGAGGTGGTGAGGGATGCGGTGGTTGTGGTTTTCATGGTTTTGTGAAGAGGTTAGAGGTTATTTAGATTTTTTTGAATTCTTAAAATTCTTAACAATAGCACTCAGCATCTCGCTGTTATAATTAGCCAACGATGAAACAGCCTCGCGGATTAGGTCACCTTGCTCCGTTGAACGCATTGCGTAGAGGTGATTCGTTCCCTCGCGGTATTCGTCGAGAGCTGATTTGAACCGAGCCTTTGCTTTATACATTTCGTTCAGGGCGAAATCCATTTGGTTCTCAGCATCGATGACGTCTTCGTGCGTGGCGTCGCCGTCGCTTTCCTTCCAGCGAGTCTTTGAGAGGTTATCATTGGCATCATAAAATGCTTCCTCGAGTCGAAGGAATTTATTACGAGCGTCGATGAGATCGGAGCACAGTTTAGCAATCCCAGAAGAAACTGCGGTGTTAATGTTGGATGAGGAGGAGGATTTTTTCATAGGAGTGTTTTGATTACTCCGTCAGTCAAAGTCCTTGACCAACCTGTGTCAATACCTGAGTCAGGTTTTTTGACTATAGGGGTATACAGGGGTTGCCTGTTCCTTTATTGCCAACTTCACCCTAAAGCAGGCATCTCGATACACCCCTCTGGCGAGCCATTAGAGCCGTTTTGATTGAATAGGGGTAGGTAGGATACCCCTTAAAATAGATACCCCCCTCGACAGGTAACCCCATTTTAGGGTCTGCGGGCTATTAACTAACTTCCAACTTGTCCGCTATCTTTTCGACAGTATGGCGAGTAATACGCAGTTCCGTCTCGATGCTCGCCATCCGGGTAGCAAATTCTCGCTCACTCGATTCCAATCTGTCCAGCCGTCTCTCGAGCTGATTGACCCGATAAGGTATAACAGCCCATGCAGCGACTGCACCGAGGATGCTGACTATAGACGAAAGTTGTTCAACGGATAAGTTCATTGGAAACGATTAAGAAATTTTGGTTGGAACGCTGTGCTTATCAAGGAGCACTTTTCGGTAATTTTGACGCCACAGGATTTCGCTGACTTCCTTGCCGAGGCGGTCGATTTGTTTCTCGGAGAGGTCAGGCAAAGACAAATGCAGTTGTTCATGGCATAGCACTTCTAACGCTCGCTTTGCACCGAGACGCGGGTCGATTTCGATGAGCGGTTTTTTGTCATCGTGCCAGCACTGTCCCCACGCTCTTTCTTTGCCGAGTTTTCGCACGACGACTTGAGCGACTTTTTTATTTTTTCTGGGCATCGGGTGAATTGGTTTGGTTGTCCTCTTGTTCCTCTTGGTCGGCCTCGTGCTTCACTTTCCAGCGAACCCACCACACACCACACACAGCCAGCGATAGCAAAGTTCCAGCGGAAATCCAAGCAAAGTAGGTTGAATTGATGACGAAAGGGACAGCACCAGCGAATACCCCGCACAGAATTAGAATCAGACCGCTTTTCTTATCCCAGAAAGCCGAGGTTAATGCTCCGAGGATAAATAAACCGACACCGGCGTAGGTGTAGAGCAGATTCCCCGATGATGGATCGACGTGGATAGCACTCTGGCTGACTGCTGGGCTTACTGCGTTTATGATGTCGGTCGCCTTGGATGGAATGACAGGCAGGTTGCCCGATGGAATCTTTGGGCTTACGCATCCGCATAGCAGAAAACAAAGATATGCCCAGAGGTGTTTCATTTTTATTTCTTGTCCGAATCTCTGCCCTTGAGGACATCCAACAAATAGCGTCCTGCTTTCTTTAGGCGTTGGGCTTCTTGCTCTGCATCGGTGAGCTTGTTTTCGATTTTTTTGTGATTGTTGCGGAAAATCAAAACACCAGCGACGATACCGAGTAAGAAGGCGATGAGGAAGATAATCATTTTAATTAGACCCTTCAGTTACTAATTCCACCTTGATAAGCGGACTGATTGAGACAGGGGTTTGCGGTTCGGAGAAGGTGACATCGCAGTATTGCTCGCACAGCGTCACAGGTTCGCCGTTGAAGGCAGGGAAGATGACAGGAAGGAACGCAGGAGGGTTAGCGTTAGCGTCGAGTTTGCCGATTATAAATGTGATTCTATAAGTGAACATAAAATTAGTATTTTTAGTAGCCGTAATTTACTTTAAAGGCACTTCCATATGCATATGGTGCATTTGTGTTTGTTGTTGCAGATGATAGTTCAAATACAGTCGAATGACGATTTGCAAATGATTGTCCTGTCGGAGCACCTGTTGTCGTTCCGACCTGATTACCATTCACGAAGCAAGTGCAATTACCTGCTCCATCTGATTCAACTTTCACTTCAAATATTGTGTTATTAAATGTCGGAGTGAACGAAGTAGTAAAATTAGTTAAGGTAGTTCCGTTGTGGCATTGGATTTCAAGTGCTTGTCCGTAAAGACAACGCACACCGATTCCCATTACAGTTAAATCACCAATAGAACCCCCACCTTTTCCAAGCGTATATCTAAATATATTGTTATTTGTAGCAACTGACTGATTTAGAGCAAACCTACCAAGAAGTGAAACTCGCTTTGACCAATCCATTCCAACATTAAAAACACCACCTAACAAAGCAAACTGATTTTCAATACTCCAATAACCACTTCCAATAGCCGTTGAACCATTTCCATTGATAGGAAAATTAAGTCGATTTCTTGTTCCTGTCCAAGTCGAGAAAGTCGAAAGCCAAGAGTAAGGCGTTAAATCAATCTCCGACCCACTCTGCGTATAGCGTAAGGATTTAGCCGTAGCAGGGGAAACAACAGTCGTTGAAGAAACGCCAGCAATCGTTTGTGCAGTAGTCGCATAATCCAATCCGAGATTTCCACGAGCCGTCGATGCACTCTGGAGATCGCTCAAGTTGCTCGCTTTCTTCAAAACTAAACTATCATCCGCAGGAGTGAATCCAAGAATCGTCGAAATAGACTTATCAAGCCACTGCGAGGTCGCTGCGCTCCAAGTTAAAACATTGTTATTCGTCGGGCTCACTGCTCCGACATCCGACATTTCATCGAGCTGGAATCCATTATTGATTCTCACCTGCACGCTTCCTTGCGTAGGATGATTTCCTCGAATGACCGTCCCGAGAGCCGTATAATGATTCGGGCTAAAGGGTTGCGTAGAAGTCCAGCCACCAGCAACAGTCGGTGATAGATAAATCAGCGTGCCATCTGCGAATCCTTGTGTGTCTAAATTTTCGAGCAGTCCAATTTGAACGACATTTCCGTCTGCGTTGTTAGCGATGTCTGCTTCAACGAAAGCAAAGGTTGCCTTGGATGTAACTTCGGTATTTGCCTGTGCCTTTGCGACCGTGGGCTTATTGCCTGTCGCTCCGTTGATATAAACAACCGTTCCCTTGGTTAAAGTAGCACCTGTGTTATTTCTTACTGAAGTGACCATCTTCCCAGCCGCAATGACTGTCGGGAAGGTCTGCAACGCACCACTGCCGTCGATGTATTGAGCCGATGTGCCTGTTGGCTTCGGGAAGTAAGTCGCCGAGGCGGAGGAAATTGTCAGATAGGTCGATGAGGCGTTCGCTTGAGTAAGATAGGTCGATGACGCGTTAGACTGCGTAAGATATGTAGAAGAGGCGTTCGCTTGTGTTAGATAGGTGCTCGCAGCGGTGCTCGATAACAAATACGGAGACAACGCCGAAACAGTAATATACCCAGAGGGATTCGAGGCGTCGTATTTCAATGACAACGCAGTAGATAAATCCGAAGATGTCACATAATTCGCAGGATTGCTCGCATCATATTTGGCATTCAACGCATTCTGCAAATCCGTCTGATTGCTCAATGTCCCTGTAATCTGTCCCCACACTCCGCCGTTTTTAGTTACCCATTCAGTGTTATAATTCGTTCCGTCAATTTTAGCCAAAACCTGTCCAGCACTGCCACCGACAGGAACACCTACGCCGTTTGTTCCGTTTGTGCCGTTTTGACCGGGTTCACCTTGCTGACCCTGCGGACCAGGCGTTCCGAGTTCAACAACTAATGTCGTCGATGGATCAGAGCCGAGTTCAACAGTAACTGTTCCGGGGCTGTAAGCTTCGAGTGGCATAAATAATTATTGGTGCGTCTTGTTACTCGGTTAATTGTTAGGCGGTAACCTGCTCGCTGATATTAAGTCGCATTGTGTCAGAGTAGAACACAACACCAGCATTGATGAATTTAATGTCCCATTTAGCCTGACCTAATGCCCAGCCTGTAGTGTCTTGATAGGACAGGTTGAAGGTTAGGTTGCCTGTTTTAACGACGCTGAGGCTGTAAGTATTCCCTGCGGAATCGATGACATCCGACTCAATAGTGACACTGTTGAGATTCGCTGGACCGCCAGCAGGAGGCGTGTAAGTTGCTCCGCCAGCAAATGTGCTACCGCGTTTGAAAGAAGCTGTGCGTTGGGTAGGAGTGCAGGTCATAGAATTGGCGAAATTGGCAAGAGGTAGGGTGGGTGTTTGGTGGGGTGTGGGGGTGGTTTTGTGGTCAGACCTTGAATTGGTCAGCAAGGGTTATATCGAAACCGAAGTTCGTGATGCGGTCGTAGCAAAAACGATTTGCGAAACCGCCGTAACCGCCACCGTCAGGATAGTAAATGCCGGGAGCATATCCGGGAAAGTTGTCCGTTGGGCAAATATAATCTGTATGCACAAGATTAACTAAATCGTGCCCGTGATTAACTGTTTTTGAGTAAGTAAAAGTCGGGTTAAAATCACAACCATTTATTGAATAAGTTAAATGCGACTTTGGAAATTCAGCTGTGTGGCAATCTACAAATGAAGCAGAACCCAATGGAGCAGACCAACCTAATGGATAAACTGATGTGTCGTCTGTTAAATTATAAACATTGAATCCTGTGTATGCTTCATTAACAAAATAATAATAAATAAGTCCGTGACCTAATTCTTCGCTGCTTGTTGAAATAAATCCGTCCTCATATTCATACCAAATATTTCCCTCTATTCCAGAAGGAGTTTCACCTTGAGGATTCTGGATGATAAACTTCGCTGTCGCTTGTTGCGGTCCTCGGCACAGGTTCACTTTATTTAGATTCTCGCATAAACTGAAATCAACACCTGTGTAGTTACCATCGGCGTCGGTGTAAATTTTACCAGAAGCCAATCGAGCGTCGTAAGTTTTAATAGAATCTGGGTCTGAAGAATAAGATTTTACAATCCAAGGTCCGGTTGTGACACCAAATAATCCACCTTCTTGCCCATAGTCTCCAAGGTCACTCGGAACATCCGGCAAAGGATAAGTAGGTGAATAAAATTCAGAATTATATTGAGGGTAATAAGGCTGACTAATTAAATCCACCTTATAGAAATTATTATAACCCGGATGATATTCCACGACATATCTTTCATAGAAATCGTCTGGTGCTCCTTCAGTTATATCCACCATCCACCAATCCCCAGCCCTACCCCAACAAGCAAAACAATGCGGCATGCGTTCAAACTGACTGCTCTCAGGAATCGAATCAGGCATCGAAATTAAACCCTGTTAGTTAAACCCGGTTAAAATAATACCGCACCCCAGAAGCCTCGTTGCTAAACTTGATGCGTTCAGTCATTTGCGACGACTTCACCATCTGATTGATTGTGAAAACAGAAGCAGGCGGAGTGCCTGTGATATTAACTGTCCCGATTAAAATATACCCTGTTGTGTTAGTGTTATCAGGAACATAACTTGAATATGTCTTCGGATAAACACCCCACAAACAGCCGTTGTTATCTGGCGTAGGATAGTTATTGCTGCCATCGATACTCACATTCACCCAAACGCCGTATTCACCACCTGTAGCCTTCGGGATGCTATTCATTATATTATCAGGAACACGATTAGAAATATGCCCGGGTGATAGACTGAATTGATATGGAGTGACAGGGTCGATTGTTCCGTCTGGCTTATAAACATATCCAACCGAAATCTTAAATGGGTAACTATCGCTATCACCTGTCTTTTTTGCGTTCACCATTATCGCTCCAGCAAGATTCTGGAATGTCGATGTGATTTCTAAGCTCGATGCACCACCGAGATTAGTAAAGTTGTATCCTGTTCCTGGTTGCGTGTTCATTGGTTATAATCTCAACCGTAAACAGAAAGCGGGAAGCCTTCCTTTGAATAACGAATCTCATAGGAGATTTTATAAATAGGTCCGAATTCCTCTCCGTCTGCTTTTGAAAGCAAGAGCTGTGGATCTCCACTTGCACTTGTCCAAGTAGGTCCGCCGTAATTCGACGGCAAGAAATCATAACTAATCCCTGTGCCTAAACTGTTATTATTGCTCGCCTTTCCGACTAACGAAGCAAACAAATTAACATCGCTTGAGGAATCGGTATAAACCACACCAGACCAAACAGTAGTCGGTGCGAGGTAAGAAGATTTGCCATAGAATTTAGGATAAGCCTTATCGACGAAACCGATAAAACGACCGCCGTCTGCTCGTTCAAAACAAGCACCGTTGTAGCCGAGGAATGACTTTCCGTTCATATTGATAGTCCCGTTAGAATCAGTCACCCATTCGTCTTTCTTACGCACGACAATAGGTCCTTTGTCAGATTCTGTGTAAGGACCGGGTCCAGCGATGCCGACTGAATTAGTGAAGAAGTTAGGATGCGTTTCGATTTTCTCTGTGCTTAATCCGTTATTACCTGTCACATTCGGGCGAGTAAATCCCTCAATCGCGTAAGGCTGGGATGAATCAATCCCGACATAATCAACTGTTATTTTCAATCTTCGCAGCGAGATTCTTTGGACGCTGAATTTATGACCGCTGAGTCTGGTATCTCCAGAAAAAGCGACATTCCTAATGGCAGACGCTGGAATGGGGTAAGTTACAGCTGAGTCCTTGATGTATTCTGCTCGACATGTGAGCAATCCGTAGCCGTCATTCTCGACAGTCCAACCGTGTTGCAGAACACCGAGTCCTGTGTTGAGTAAATCTCCTTTTTCGACGAGTGCCATAAGTTATAGGTTATTAGTTAATTATTATTTTACTTAAATTTAAGTTGAGAATGCGGAATAAATTCAGGCTTTGTAAAATCCGTCGTAACAACCGAAGAACCACGACTAACAGCCTCAGCGATGCGTTTAAGTAAGTCCACTTGCTCAGCCATCAGTAGCGTTTGAGCGTTATTGCCTACACCGATAACACCGCCGGTCGGACCTTGGTCGGGGCTAAATGTATTCTTCTTCTCCGCAGATAAGTCGTTTTGCTTTTTAAAGACATCAAGATTTGCCTTCGCTTGTTCATTCGTTTTCGTCTTTGTTTCCGCAACAGGAGGATTCATTTGCTTAGCATACCACTGCTCGAAATCCTTACGCTGACTTTCCATAGGAGCGAATCCTTGTAGGCTTCCTGTTTGTGCATAATACTCTAACGCACCGAGGTATTTCTGATAGCCAGCAGTTACAGACGCTAAAGCCAGAGCACCCTGCGTCTTTATATTCGCCCAGAGTTTTGACCACGCTCTATCGCTTTGGTCGATTAGTTTAAGTTGTTCCTTCGTTGCAGTGACCAATCCGTCAGTCAATTTCGGGTCATTCAGAGCCTCAAGAGCAGGAATCATTTCGCTCGAAATCTTATCCGAAAAGATAGCATTCATAATCGTCGCTTTATCCACGTCCGATTCGTAGTTCTTCAGCACAGCCGACAACGCCATGAAAGCATCGCTCGCGGATACGTTGCCTGCTCGCACATTTTCAGCACTTAATCCGAGACCATCAGTCAGAATTCGCATTTTGTCGGCATCGTCGCCTGCTTCTCGCATAAACTTCTTAATTTCTCTGATGCCCTTTGTGAGCGTTCCTAACGACACTCCAGCGTCTTGAGCTGCGAAAGCGAGTTTCTGGTATTCCTCTGCTCCAATTCCTGCCTTTTGTTGCTCATCAGCGACCTTCGCTAAGTCTCGCAATCCGTCAGTTACTAACGAAACAGTTTTGTTCAAAAGCGTCGCAGCACCAAACGCACCGAGAAAAGCAGAGGTCAATGCCCCTTTGAAATCCATAGCCTTCGAGATTCGCTGACCCAATGAGTCAATGCTCGCCTTGGCTTTGTTCACCGCTGGATCAACGTTAGACTTACCGCTGATTTCGAATTCAAGTTTTCGTGCCATATCTATGAAAAAACGGCAACTACGCGGATTCTGTTTTTTTGTCTTTACCCTCCGTCTCCTTAATCTCCCGCATCAAGTCCTCCTCCTCAGTCGATAGCACCTGCACATCAACGCCCTTCGAGACCATCATCGCTGTGCTCAACCAAATCGCTTGGCACTCAGGCATCTCCCAAGCTCGTTCCTCAGATATTCCAGCCTGCAATAAATTCGTCACGACAGTCAGAATCCAAGGCACTCCGACATCGCTCCTGCCTTCCTTCGTTTTCTCCCAGAATTTCGGCCAATTCTTAATGAAAACATATTGCTCGAATTCCCTGAGAGTCCTGATGAAATAATCCTTGTCGCTCCTGAGTTTTGCTAATCGCCAAGAATCCATTAGGCTAATTTCGCTGATGTCCTCCTCTGCACAAATCTTAATCGCCACTAACAAGTCCAAGGCTTGCACTTCCTGACCTGACTTCAGCAACGGCGATTCAATAGCCTCAAGTCGCACTCTGTGCTTCAAACAAAACGGATACAAAAAACGTCCCAGAATTTTCACTCGGGACGGTTCTGTGAATGCGTTCAGGAAGCGGTTATCCACCGACCTACCTTAAACACAAAACTAACTAAATCAACTTAGTTAAGTCTAATCCTTAAGCGTTCGAGACGCCTTCGAAATCGACAGCAGTGATGCTCACCTTGACGAATTCTTTGTTTCCACCTTTTTCGTCAATCTTTGTAATCCAGCCAGCGAATGAAGAAGAAGCACTGCCAGAAGGATAAGCGGTGTTAGCATTAAGGCTGAATGTAATAGCATCACCCAACGCAGGCATCGTTCCGACCTTCACGATTCCCTCAACAGTCAATTCCGACTTGCGGTCATCTGCTCGCCAAGTCTTCGTCAATCCGTTCTCGTCAGCGACAGTCGCTTCTTCGTTGAAATTCGATGACAGGCTGTATGACTGCACGAACAGATTCGTTACAGCTCCACTAACGCCGAAAAGACAGGTTGTTCCTTTTAGAATCGATGCCATATAAATTGTTAGTTATGGCAACTTCTTAAGCAGGCAACACAGCCAGAATATCAAACGCGAATACAGTCGCCCAATTTCGCTCATCTACACCCTCATCTTCGGACATCAGGCTCACGTCGTAGCAGAAAGCATCCGCTGAAGCACTGAAAGCCGTCTTAAGTTCCGCTAAATCCTGCATCCGAGCCGTCAATGCAGCACATCGAGCCCGGTGATCGCTCAGGGTTGTGTCGTCCACAGACGAAAACAGCGTCACTCGAACCGAGCACGAGTAATTACCTAACCCTTCTGGGAGGTCGGCAGGGGTCTTAGCAGAGTCGCAAAGCACTACTGCCTTCGGTAACTGCATAACATCCGATGAGTCTCCGGAATACACATTCACACCAGCAAGTCCTGTTTCAGCTTGTAAATAGGTTTTGACCACCGATTCGACGATATGACGGATAGATTTAGTGCCCATTGGTTATTGGTTAGTTATTTGTTGTTAAATTTTTTAGCGTTTCTGATGAAATACTTTTCGAGCTCAGCGTGCATTTGTTTCACTCGGTTACCGTAAACAATATTAGGAACGTCTGCGTCTGTTGCTACGTTGTCGTTGTCGCCGATTGAATTGCCCACCTTGATTGATAAATTAGAATAATTGCTCATGGAGGCAACTGTGTATCCTTGTGTCACTCCATGACGACTAATCCAAGTTGGCACTTTTCCACCGAAGCGTTTAATTTGTTTACCCTTCATAGGTGGCAATCCTTTCATCGCACCAGCCCATCCAGCCTTTAATTTACCGACATCAGCTTGTTTCTTTTTTATGTAAGCCTGTAAATTCGCCTTTGATTGCACGAGGTATTTGTTCAGCCAATTAAAGCCCGGTCCACCGTTCCGCACAATGCGTCCGTTCTTTGTTTTCAGGATGCGTTCGTGAATAGCGTCGATGTCCTGCACGATGTGGTCAGTTCCGTAGTCACTGTGCCGAGGAACGTATTTTGCGAATAAATTCTTAGCCTTACTGAATGCTCTATCTTGGTCAGAGTCCGCAGCGATTTTATAGAAGATATTATTAGACATCTCAGCCTTGCCTGCATACTTCTTCATTAGGCTCGTGAATTGTCCTCGGTCGCCAGCGTAGAGCGTGTTGCACACAGCTCGAAAGAACATAAATTTCGATGCCTTGCGGTCGTCGATAGCCACAGCAATCGTCCCGATGTCGCGTTCAACTGCACCCTCACCTGTCTTTTCAGCCTTTTTGCTCAATCCATCTTTTCCACCCTTCGGCAAAGGAGGAGTGAATCGCATGGCATCAAAACAAGCCAGACCAGCCTGCTGAATCATTACGTCGTGCAAATCCTTTCCTACATTTTGAGCAAATTCAGTTATCGCCTGCATGAATTCATCACGAGTCTTAGGCGTTATTTTAGTTTTAACTTCCATTACTGATTGTCGTCAATCACCACCAGCGTTATCCAAGCACTACCGGGCTTATAGGTAACTGAATTTACCCTGACAGTCTTTCCTCCAGCCACAATCTTCTTTCCAAATCCAAGCGACGAATGCGGAGCACCTGATACCAGAAGCCCCGTAGAAGCCCCTACGCGACCATCTGAAGCCGTCCAAGAGGCTGTTGCCGTTGCTACCTTAACACTGAATTGCGTGCGGTCACAATACCCACCTGCCTCGAGCACCTGCGTTTGCATCGGGTCAGAGATAAGGCACAGAAAGGTTATCGCTCCAGAGTTCGACGATCCAGCCACTCCGAAGTCAGCAAGCATTTCCTTAGCGTCATCGAGAAAGTCAGGATACAGAGCCATAATCTTGCCGAATCTGGAAACAGTTTTAAGCAGGCACAAAAAAACCCCACCCTTTCGGATGAGGTCGTTTTGCAATCTCAGACTGATTAGGCAGTCTTGAGGCGATGCAGAGAAGTCGAGCGACCAACAGCAGCACCGAAGAGCACTTCAGCAGTGATATTCGTCCATCCGCCTTGCTCTTGGAACATCACAACTTGGATGGTGATGCCAGACTCAGGGTCGGTTGCTTGGCTAACTTCAGCACCAGCGATTTCGGTCATAGGAAGACCAGAAGCAACAGCCAGAGCGTCAGCACCACAAGCAAAGCCAGCGAGGTTTTCGCTATTCGTTGGGAGGTCGGTGAATTGATAAACAGAAGCACCTGCGATTTGACCGATAGAACCGCTTTGGATAACTTGTGCACCGAGACCAGCAGCACCGATGATTTGGCTATCAGCCAAGAGGTCGTTAGTGTAGTCAGCGTTCAAGATGAAAGCACGACGAGAACCAGCTTTAGCAGCGTCGAGCACGCCCTTAGCAGTTACCAATTCAGCATAGGTTACATCAGCACCGGTGTTAACGTTCGAGGTGAAGTTAGCATTTGTGATTAAAGCACCGATTTCAGAAAGGCACTTAGCAGCGATAGCGTCAGCAGCGGAAGGACCGAAAGAATTCACGAGGAATTGCACTCCGTATTCCTTCACGTCAATAGGACGGAAGCGATGCGTTGAGATGAAGTGCTTGAGAGTAACGTCAGTCTTTGTGAGAGTAGCGTTGGACTCAGCGAGATATCCAGAAGCACCGAATTCAGCGGCAACAGAAGTTCCGACTAAGGGCACTTGGATAGTTTTACCAGCTCCGCTCGAAACAGCAGTGAAGTTGCTCGAGAAAGCGTTGAGGGCAGGGAGTTTGCCCTTCATATTTGAAATAACTGCTTCAGCAAGGACAGCTGGAGCAGAAACGATATTATTAGCCATAGATAGTTAGTAATTAGGGGTTAGAGAAAAGTTAAGAAATTTATAGATTATAAACCACGAACGATTTCGTTCTTATATTTAGCGTAGTAAGCACTGCGTTCAGCACCAGCGGGCATAGAGAGAAATGCCTCTAAGTGACTCACTGCTTTCTTAGGAGCATCGGCAGGGCTGATTTCAACAGGGTCTACTCCAACCGAAGAAGCAATCTTAGCGGCTTCAGCGGAAGCACTGATTTGATTCTTTTGGAGTTCAGCAATCTTGTTCAGCAATTCAGCGTTCTCAGCGGTTACTTTTTCCAAAGCACCAGATAGTTCACCGACCTTAGCAGAAAGCTCTTTTAATTCAGTTTGCTCTTTTGCTACCAATGCTTCCATAGCAACACGAATCTCGTCGCGTTCAGTAACGACAGCAGAGATTTCAGCGGATGCCTTAACGAGTTGTTCTTCGATGGTCATAAATTTGTTATTATTGGCAACTTCAGCAGAATTTTCACCAGAATTGTCAGGCACTTTCATTTTAACAACGCACCGAGTGAATCAGCCAATCCGGTCAGAAGTCCCTTTTTCGAGGCGACCTTACCTGACATCGCTTGACCCTTCAGAGCATCCTCAGAAACGAATTTACGTTTTTGTTTAATCGACGCTACGAAATCGGTATAAATCTCGTCCACTTGTTGTTGGAAGTAATCAATTTGCTCCTGACTTAATGACGTGCCCTCGAGACCAGCCGCCTTTAGTGGAGTAGCCGATGATTTAATCACGAGCATTTGCACACCTGACATCGCGTAAAGTCCTGACATATCAGGCACAGCCATATAAACGCCGACGCTTCCGACATCAGAAGAAGGTGAACCGACGACACGATCAGCCGATGCACCGAGCCAATAAGCAGCCGATGCCATCATTCCGTCCGTATAAGCCGTCGTTGGCTTAGTAGAATTCTGAATCTTGCGAGCGACTTCTTCGACTCCTGTTACAGTTCCACCGGGCGAGTCGATATGAAACACAATCTCTTGCACTTCAGGGTCTGCGAGAAAAGCGTCAATTTGCTGACTGACTTCATTCAAATCAACTGCACCTGTCATTTTCTCAAGAGGAGAGAGTCCCTTACCGATAACACCGACGACAGGGATGATGCCGTATTTTCCGACCTTATAAGGCTTCGGAGTTTCACCAAAGATTTGACTGAGTAAGTCAGAGATTCCGTAAGTGCTCACTCGCTCAGCGTGCGTCTTTGCCTCGATAGGGTCGATTAAAAGAGGAGAACGACCGCTTAGTGCTTTAGATAAGAATTTCATAAAATAGTTAGTTAATTATTATTAGTCTTGGTTGTCTTCGTTTTGGTTGATGAGCTCATCTGTGCTCAAATTAGCATCTGACTCTTCGACATAAGGTTTAGGAGCAAGCGGAGCGAGAGTTCCTGGTTGAACATTCGTTGGCTTATAAAGCATCTCAATCGGGAGTCCGGTTTGCTTAGCGAGGTTCACGATGTAAGCCATATCTTCTGCTCTCTTTGCCATTTCGCTTCGGAAATCCAATCCGCGTTGAGCGTATAATTCAGACATCGAAAGAAGTCCTAATTCCACGTCAGCGCGATCATTCGCTGCTTCACGACCAGCATCAACCGTTACTCGCTTCGGAGTCGTCCACGATACTTTATTCCAATCTGGGTCGTCTGGCAATTCGCCGTTAGCGATAGCGTCACCGATAACATATCCCCAAGTCGGAACGCATAATTGCTCAATGATTATATTTTGCCACTTCTGGAACACTCGGTCAGCCTTTGCCACTACCATTCGTAACGCACCGCCGTTAGTCTTGGAAGGGTCTCCGATGAATTCATAAGGCAATACGCCTCTGCTTATGTCTCGCTGAATCGCCTCTAAGAAACCTGTGAATGTCGGGCTGGGTCGGTTTGACTGCACCGATTGAACAGACTCTCCAACATCAAGAGCCAGAATATTACCACCCATCGACGCAGCGACATCGCCGTAGTTCGTTGGAGCGGTAGCACCGAGTTCCGATGCCATATTGTCGTCGATTGTTCCGCCTGTTTTGTTGATGACCAGGGAAATTTGAGCAGAGGTTTTCGCTGCAGTTTTCTCGATAGCCAACAATTCCATTTCGTCCTGCACGTCATTCCAGCTGTGCTGAAGGACAGGAACACCACGAGCACCACTTGCGTATTCGTGGTCGATGATGTGCATCACAGCAGGAGCAATAATCTCACGACTCATTCCGTCGCTTTTATAAACATTATAGCCAACTAATTCGCCATAAGCACCGAATCGAATCCCGTCGAACATTCCGTCTGGCTCTTTTTCAGGAGGCAAAGGATTCCCGACTCGATGAGCCTCGACTAATTGTAACTTCGGTTTGTCGCCTGCGTTCCGAGTTTTAATAGCAAAGGAGTCTCCGTCTCTCGCTGCACTTCGCAGAAGAATTGACTGCACCTGCCAGAAATTAAAGCGATTCGTGATGTCGCACTTCTTGCACCACTCAGTGAAATAATCCTCATAGAGTTTAGCATTCTTTGCATGGCTCTGGTGTCTAATGCCGTCACCGATTGAATACTGCACGAGGTCGCCGAGAATCTGACGAACCATTCCGCTGTTGCGGTCACCCCAACGCAATCGACGCATCATTTCGATACGATCACGAGGGCTTAAATCTTTCCGCTGGTCTTGGACAGGCGGAGCATACAACGCCGTTCTGTTCTTGCTGTAATTCACAGAGTTCCACCCACCCTGAGCAGATTGCTTCTTGAATGATTTATTGCCCTTAGAAGTCTTAAGCGACTGCTTGGTTTTTTTAGCAGGTGATTTCGGCATTGGTGTTAAATGTGTTATAATTAAAAGACATCCCTACCATTACGCCACGATGGACGCAGAACACGATTTTGTTTTCCGTAGGTATTGGGGTCTAAAATTGATAACGCATACATCGCCTCATCGAGCATGTCCTTAGGGTGCATCACAAAATTTTTCGAGACGGATGAACCGCTGTCTGAGTAGCTCATGGTCGTCTTTCCTTCAGTGATAAGGCTGACCGCCTTGCATTTAATCAGCAATAGTTCGTCCTCAGTGAGTCCTATGAATAAGCCAGATGCCATAATACTGACTTTTCTGGCAATAAATCGAAAAGGATTCAGTGAATCAGCAGAGCACCAGACAAAACGAAGTCCCACAACGACAAAAAACTGATGCCCTGCTGACAGAATTGATTCAAATGGCAACTGAACGAAAAGCAAATTAGTTTTTAATTTATTCGATGCTATTCAATACTCTCATTAGCGTCAGCTTCCCTGCCGACAATACCCCAACGAACGGCACTCAGCAGGCACAGCAATTCGCAGTCAAGAGCGTGGTTGTCCTTCTTGCCCTGCGGAAGAATCCACATCGGCTTACCTGTGCGTCTATCCTTTACTCGGACTTCTGAGTTCAACTGCTCGACGTATTCGGTGCTGGCGTCTCGTCCATAGGTCAAAAGTTTTCGACTGCGGAGTCCGTGCAGTAAGTCCTTACCAGCTAAATTCGACCACACCACAAGTTCAGCCCGAGTCGTTAAACCAGGGACAAGGATGCGTTGCTTCTCGGAATAAAACCGCCGAGTCGTCTTTCCGTCTTTATCGGTCGAGGCAAAATCCTCCTGTCCGCTACCACGAGCACACTTCCACTTTCGCTTAGCGGTCTCACGATAGACCTCTTGCGTGTTGTCTCCTGAATCTACGAAAATTAACGCTGGATGGATCGCATGATTTTTCAGAAATTCCTCAACGCCCTGCCAAGTCTCGACCTTACTAAAGGCTCGCAATCTGCTATGACCCTTAATCCCCCAGCTCCGCACAGCCACCCAGAAGTGCCCTCTCTGCACGTCCACACCAGCCGTCCTGAAGTTAATACTTCCAGCAGGAGCACCCTCGCGCTCATGCAGTTTCCCTCGTGGCGTTAAAACAGCCTCACCAGCCCAATCGTCCAAAAGGTTGTATTCGCTCGCCACTGCGTCCGTAACAATCTGACCGCCCTCTTCAGACCACGGCAACGCGAGTCGCTTTTGCTTAAAGATGCGTCGGGGCTCTTCGTCACCGAAAACATCGTTCGCCTCAGAAGCCTTAATCATCATTGTCGCAAGTTCCCCCCACGACATCGTTGCGAGGCTGTTCCAGTGCAAACCGATGTGACCTTTATTCGAAGACATCGCAGTCTGCACAAAAGTTCCGTTTTTGTTGCACTCAAGTCGAGTAGCGTTTGTATCAGGTAATCTCTCGTTGCATCCTTGGCACTCGTAAGTCGTTCCTTCTGACACCTTAATCAAGTCCCACGATCCAGAAGCCTTAGCATCATCAGGGAATCTGATTTGTTCCCACAGCCATGGTTGCAACTTATTGCATTTCGGGCAACAGAAGTTCCAATCGCGTTGGTCGGTTTGCTCGTGCAGCTGATGGAATTCCTGACCGCTCCTTCCGCCCTGCGACATAAAGATTCGCTTACCCATCCAGCCGAACGCAGTAACCCGAGCCGAGGCTTCCGCTAAGTGACCTTGTGGAGCAAGCCAGCACTCATCAGCGAGCACATATCTCAGACTCAATCGTTGCAAATTGCTTTCATTCCAAATCCCTCGGCAATAAATCGACATGCGGTCAAAGTCCGCCACGACACTTCTATCTTGGTCTGCCTCAGAAATTCTCGACTGCACCGCTGGGCTGTTTTTCCAAAGCGGTCGCAAATATCGCAACATGAAGTCCTTCGCCTCTGGGTCGTTCGCTTGCAGAATCATCATCGGTCCTGGTTGGTTCGCAACGACGTAACAACTGAACAGACGTGCGAATAAACTTTTGCCCGATTGAATCGAGGCGAGCACAGTCAGCAATTTCGTTTCAGGGTCTGCTGCGATTCTCAAAGCCTCAGCAATCCATGGCGTGCGTTCGCTACGAAACGGTCCGGGCATCGGGCTATCAGGAACGCTGTGCACGTTGTCCTCGAGCCAATCGACGATGTCTCCTGAGTCTGGTGGACGCAGAATCTCACGACCGATTTTTATGAGTTCAAGTTTGTTCATTCGCTCTGGGACATCTCCGCTCGCACCTTCCGCACCCAGCCGTCGAGCACCTTAACCGCCTTCGCTGGGTTCTCTGGGTTGCATTGTTCGGCACAGTCGAGGCCGAGCTTATCAAGCCGAGTCAAAATTTCTGACATCAACTGCGTCATCGCTTCTCTGGATTCTGAAGCCTTGATGAATTGCCTTGCTTGCACCGCTCGTCGCTCCTGCTCCTCTTCGAGATCCAACAGAGTCTTGAGTGACTGATTGTAAGCCGTCTGAAACTTACCCTGATTCGGGTCTCTGTCACGAATTGACTGCTCCCAAACCTGACCAGCAAGATTCACCTTAATCCTGTGCGAGTTAATTCTCTCGGCGATGCTTCCGTCGTCCAGCGTCTCGACCACCTCTGGAGCAATTCGCCTGCGTTCGTCTTCTCTCGCCTGACGCCAAGCGAGCACTGACTCCATCGAATCGTCCGGCATACCTTCCTTGCGTAACGCTGACACCCGAGCAACCGACACCCCGAGGGCAGATGCGATTTGTCCGTTGGTTAATTTAGGCATAGATGCTGGTTTTTCTTTGGCTGTTTTTTAGATGTCGAATTTTAGGCGATTTTCAAGCAAGCGTCTAATTCTTTCAATTTTGGCTTCTAAGGCGTTTTGATGCAAAAGGTAGGGGTAGGTAAGGGTCGGTGCGTCAAAGTGTCTTAAATCGCCAGCCAGATGGGTAAACCCCTTGGTTTTGTGAGTCAGACAGGTAAAAAAGTTAGGCGGTGCTCAGCCACGCCACGATAGGGGTGGGTGGGTAAAAGTTATCTATTGGGGTATTCAAACCTTTGAGATATGGTTTTGCATAATAAAATGAATTCATCGTGCGTAAGATTGGATTTAGCCTGATTAGCCACATTTGAAACAAATTGTAAATTGCTTGGATGATTTGTTCCGCCTTTAGAAACAGGAATAATATGGTCTAAATGCGTTGTGCTATCAAATTGTAATTTTGTTCCTGTATATGCACATCGTCCTTTCTGCTTAATCCATATCCAGAATAACTTAGTAGCGTGTTCTTTATGGCTCATTCCTAATCCACCTTTGTGTCTGTATCTAATTGTTGTAGAACGATTACTGAAATAACTTCTCTGTTTAAAATTAGATTTATAATTTTTGAAATACTCTTTGTTTGTGTCTCTCCATTCTTTATTTTTTTCTAATTTTGCTTTCTTGTTCTTATAATAATTATCTTTTGCACGTTTTTTCAGAACTTCCAATAATCTTTCCCTGTTTTTATAATAATAAGCTAAAGATTTGCTTATGTTTTTTATTTTATCTTTTTCCATATTATTGCCCTATTTGGATTTCCGTTTCGACTTCTTATCCTTACTCCTAAATTCCTTCACTTCATCCAGCGTCACAAGTTCAGCCACGTTTAACTGACTGCGAACGAATCTTGCTCGCTTCATAATACCTTCATGACTCATACCATACATCGATGCTATCTGGCGAGAAGGTAACCGGCTCGGCATCTCCAGAGCCCACTTAACAAATTCAATATGCCTACGAATGACGAACGAATCAGTCTGCGTTAGTGCCTGCATGAATGCTCGCAATGAATTCAGCACGTGCTCCCTGCTGATGAATTCTTCTGTTTCAATTCTTTCGGTAGTGTCAGTAGTTCCCCAAGCCTTGTGGTTCTCCTTCACTTCAAAGACGTGCTTAGGCTGCCACATTTCCCTGTAAGGTAAAACACCGTGATCGCGTAACTTATCTTGCTCCTTCCTGCTCAGAGAGAAAAACCACTTATCAAACCGCCGAGCGTCTGCTTTAGGAGCTTGCACGTCATAGCACGATTTCCTCTGCACGTATTGTTATTAACATTCAATACAAGGAAAAGCAAGTAGCCTTAAAACCGAGGTAATTCCTTCACGATTACCACGTATCCCTCTTGTTCCCAATCGAAACGAATGATACCCTTAGTCTTCATCAGTGCTATCAGACTGCTGTATTTCTTTTGTTTCTCTGCTCTGGTTTTATAATCAGGAATAGTTTTAAGTAATGCTAAGAGCTCAGAGTAACTAATGGGCTTCTTGATATTCATCTCTGCCCAATTCCTGAGTTTATCGATGAACACTCTTCGGTTCTTTTGATTATTGATGCTACCCCTAAGAGCCATTCTCTTCATCTGATCGGGGTGATTCTTCCAGAGAGTCCTGCGGACATTGGATAGGTAGTATTTCTGCTTTAGGTTCATAAATGTTCTTTTGTTATTTTTTTATTATTATGAGAAACGCCCAGCGAGCGTATAGCGAGCATAGGGCAGTTTCCCTATACGTAGTTATAGGAAGGCTTCTATGTAACACTTCTATGTAACACTTCTGTTTAAGACTTCTGTTTAAGACTTCTGAACGTATAAATTGCATAAATGCCATATAATTCGTGGTTTTTGGGTTTTATCGTCCTCGGAAGTTTTTGGCTGCGGTTTCCTTGTCGCGTAAGTCGTCCGGCGGGAGGGAATATTCCCACTTCACTGTGTTCTGTTCTCGGCTGTGGCGGACGTAGATTTCGTGACTGAAGTCGCCATCGATGTTCTTCATCCCTGCTCGGTTACGGCGTTTAGTTAAAGAGAATTTGAATATCGGTTCTGAACCCTGTGCTCGCTGGAGGACCCCGACTTCTCGCACGTAGTTCACGAGTTCCGATGCTCCAGCACCAGAGTAGGCTAAATCAGTGTCTGTTTGCCCTTCGCGGTCTTTTGATGACCTTGGCTTGGTAGTGTGGTGCACTGCGATTAGAACCGCCCCTGTTTCCTCGAGCACTCGTGCGACGCCATGCCGTAGGAATTCCGTCATTTGCTTCTGGTCGGAAACTTCGATGCCAGCAAAGGATAGCAATGGATCAACAACGAACACATCAGCCCGGTGCAGGACGATGAGCTCCTTCATTCGTTTAAGAAATTCCTGTCCTACGGAGGCAGTGTCTCGGAAGATTCGTAGGTTCTCGAATAGCAATTCATTTTCGGTCTGGCTGAGTTGCATGCCCTTGAGGATGTCCTGAAATGGCTCAGCAATGTCGCCGAGGTCGTTCTCTGCTTGAAGGATTACTACGCGTAAGGGTCTTCCTGCCTTGATGCCAAAGAAACCTTTTTGGTATTGTGTGCAAAGCGTGATCACAAATTGCATAGTGAATGACGACTTGCCTACACCGGATTGCGAAACGAGAAGCAATGAGCCACCCTTGCACAGCCAGCGGTATTTGCCAATTACTGCATCTTCGTCGTTAGTTCGGTCAAAACTGCTGAGAGCATCAAGTTGCATCTCTTGGAGTCCTGTTTTCGTCTCCCTGCTGAAAGACTTAAACGTTCCCTCGGCATAATCGAGGAGAGCATCTGGGTTGGATTCTGGTTGGGTTGTGTAGTCGAGGAGCTTCTTAGCGTGCAGTTGAATCTGGCGGAGTTTAGCAGTGCGTTTGATTTCCTGAGCCCAGAATTTGTTCAGAGCAGTGAATCCTACGTTCGTCGTGCACTCGTTGATGTAAGTGGTGTAATTAAGTCCCTTCGATAAAAGCACTGAGCCGATGCTGATTTCGTTAATTTCGATGAGGTCCTGCTTACAAAGAATCGCTGCTTGAGCGATATCCTGATGGCGTGGTTCAAAGAAGTCCTGAGCCTTGAGTCCGATTTCGTTGAGGTCGAGGTTGTCCCTAATGACAACGCCGAGCAGGTATTGCTCAGATTCGATTGAGCAAGGAATAGAATTCATTGTCTAATTATTTAGAATTAGATTTCTTAGATTTCTTAGAATTAAATTTCTTAAAATTCTGCTTCTGCTTTTCCTCGCCGAGAAATTTATAGTGAGCAATCGGAAGCACTCTGCCGTCGCCTATGGTTATTCTAAAATCTCTGCGTTCGATGATGCCAGCCTGTATTCCTATCTTTAGAATCTTATCTGGCTTTCCTCTGCCGTTCCATCGTTCAGACCATTGTTTCGATGTATAATATCCCTCTGGCACTTTCTCTGCTTTTTTGTGAATCTCAGCGAGCATTATCGCTAAGTAAGCAGGGTCGTTGATTTGCTGTTTTTTCATTGTGGGAATTTTGTTGGGTTTTGTTTTGTTTTGTGGATTTGTGGATTTGTGGATTTGTGGATTTCTTCCGTGAGTTACTTCGGCGGAGTCCAGATTGTCAAGTCCGACTGCCAGATCCATCGACCGCCGACCTTGTGCACCAAAAACACCTTCCAATCATCGCCGTCAATCCATCCAGCCGCGAATCCGCTACCCCATCGAGAGGTTGCGAGTCTGTGCGATGCGTAATCCATATTTTCCTTCTGGCATAAGCACCCAGCTGAAAACGCAACCCCGCCCTCGTGCTTCGTTAAGTTAATCTGAGCGAGGTTGTGCGTATGTCCGTGAATCAATGCACCGCCTCTGTCTGCGTAGTGCCTGCCTTGCTCTGTCGTGGCGTTGTTGCCGTGAGCGTATCCATGAATGAACGCAACCGGTCCGAGACGATACACACCTTTCTCGGCGTGATAAGGCAAAATAGTTTTAGCACCAGCCTTACGTGCACCGCGAATGATGCCGTCTTTAACATCCTGACAATAGTCACGCACAATAGCACTGCCTGATGTCGAAATAAGAGAATCGAGTCGTGCCTCGTGGTTGCCGAATAGATAAACGTCAGGTCGGTATTTGTTCAGAAAATCCAGCCCAGCGTCGATATCTGCCTTAAGGCTCTCTGCTGATTCAGCGTCGTTGCCTACACCGCGTCTCAGACTTCGGAAGTCAAAGCAATCACCGAGGGCAATTCTTACGTCAGGCTTGTAGTCCTTGCAAAACGCAAAGAGAGCTCCAAGTGCCTCAGGGTCTGCCATATCGCCATGGTTATCTCCGGCGGCTACAAAGCGAATTGGCTTTTTAGTTTTTACGTTATTTGACTGTTTTTGTGGTTTTGTTTGTTTTGTTTTCATAGGGAAATTGGAATTGGTTACTCAGGCTTAGGCACAAGATAGATGCCCATTTGACGACAGATAGCGTCTCGCATATTCATTGATTCTTCGATGTCAGGAGAGAGTTTTTTGACTATCTTAACGCCTCGTCGATGAATCCTGAAATAGTAGTTTCGATAAGTAGGAATTCTGATCAGGTAAGCCATCGGGTTATATTTCAATTCTCTAAGAGGTTTGTCTTTATCTCCGCATTTCGTCCCTGCTGGGCAAGAAGCTAACCACTTCGCTCGCTCTGCACTAATGCCGACAGATTCAGCCCATTGGATTTGTTCGTGGTTGAGTTCAGTTCCGTTCGGAAAAGGAATAACTACGCTAAAGTTAATTGAATCCATTTTTTTATAGCATCCAAATTACAGCATCCACTGCTTAGCGAGCATTCTGCCCTCAGCGAGAATCTTGTTTCTGCAATTTTCAGCGAAGTAATACTCTTGGTCGAAGTTAATTAAACCCCTAATCTCACTGATGCTGTTTAGTTCAGTTGCGTTCGCTGCTTTCTGTCCTGTCGTTTCTACATACACCGTTTTAATCTTCCAGCCCATAGGAATAAGGAATTGCTGGCACGTTGTGAGTTCATTGAGATATCTCCAATCTGTGCAAATGACAGTCTCGTGCGGAATTCCGTCGTCGTCGTAGCTGTGCAGGACTTGATCGGCGAGTTCTCGAGCAAATACTCCAGCGTCGATGCTCCGAGCGAATTCACCGAGCGTCACGAGAATGTCCCTGTTAGCGGTCTTAAATTGCTCATCGTGAAAGTCGCCTTTCAGTCCGAGGCAATCCAGCCAGAGATTCCCGGAGTCTTTTAATGCTTCTGCGAAGTTAATCTTGCAGGAGTTCTTTTCTGACCACTCAAGGATGCCGTCCCCGAGTGTATCCTTACCAGCCCTAGCGTAGCCGGAGATTAGCACCAGCGTTCGCTGCGGGATGATGTGCCAGAAGTTCTGTATTCCGTCTTCCATTTTGGAAGTTATTTAGAATTATAGGAATTAGAAAGGCAGGGCTTCAGGTGGGGTTGTTTCGGTAGTGCTATTGGTTGTAGTGCTATCGACAGAATTAACCTCAACAGCATCAATCTTAAGAAACTTGTATTTATAATATATCTTTCCGTTCCATTCGTTCGCGCTGACTTCAAGACTGATATCCGCCCACTTGTTCACTGCTGGCTGGATGTATTCAAAAAGAGATTTAGCGTCACTGCCCTCCTTAAGAGGTTGCTTGTAAGTCTTTGTGAGTTTGCCGACGAGCGTAGCAAGAGCCATGGGATATTTTGTTTGGTATTTCTTGCTCAGGCACAATCCGCTCTCTCCGAGGAAAAACAACTTCACGAAAGCGTCTTCTTCAGTCTGCGTGATTTTCTCGATTTTAGGGTTGCATAAACGCAAACGATAAGTGCCAGACTCAGTGATCGTGCACAGAGCAGGGCGGTCTTGGTTGGCTGAGGTGGTGTTGGTGTTTTGATTGTTGGAGTTCATAATAATATAGTGTTAGTTAGGCGAAATTGATAATTCCAGATTTCTGAGGAATGTCCAGCATTTGTATTTCGGTTGAATAGCCGTTCCAGCAGTTCGTTTCGGTGCACTCCTTGTAAAGCATCGTCGCTCGCTCAAAATCCAGAAAAGCCCTCTGCATAATCTCGTTACCGAGCTCATAGAAGCACACCGCATGAGGTGGTTCTTTCTCGACCACAATGAATACAAAGCGGTTCAAATTGGCAATCTGGCGATACATCAGACTCTGGAGGTTATAGCGGTATTGTTGCACAGTTCTGAGGAAAGCACCCGGACTCGCGTCATCGGTGGTTTTGATGTCGTAAATCACTCCCTGAGCAATAGCGTCGATGCTGCATTTAAGCGGAACGCCGTTGTAGGTGTTCGTCACGACTTGCTCAGTGCAGTCAAATACGATTCCTTTTTGCTCTAATGCTATTTTGATGCTGTCGGACACATTAAGCACAAAGTCGTATTCTGCGTTATCCACAGCGATTTCGTCAGGACTTAAGTTATTCATAATCTCCCAATACATCTCCTTGCCCTCCTTGGTTCGACGGTCGACTTCAGGAAGGGGAACGTAGCGACTGAACACATCTGGCTGGAGAATAGCCTCGTGCGTCATTCTGCCGAGTCTGAGTGCCTTTGAGTCCTGAGATGGCTTCTTGAGCCAAGTCTGGTAGTGCAGAGGAGATTTTAGGAGTTCTTTTGCTCCGCTGTAGTTCAATGCCACGATGTCTTCGTAGGCTTTGCGATTAGAAGATTTGATTTCGGAGGATTTAATTTTGGCTGATTTGGGCTCGTTGGATTTTGATTCTTTGGGCATAGTTTTGTGAGTAGATTGGTTAGAGTTTTAGAAGTAAATATAATCCAGAAAAAAGCATAGTTATAAATATGGTTGTAACTGTCATAGCAATTAAACCAAAACTATCTTGAAAGTGTTTATATCCATAAAATGCTTTTCTCCAACCCTCAATATATTCTGTAATTAAAAATAAAAGAATAAATAAAACGAATGGTGAAAAGATTAAAACCAATCCAAGCTCTTTGTTGCTCATTGTTTTGGTGGTTTGGTTTAAAATTTATAGTTCGCTATCTTGCTCCTCTACGAACGACGATAAGTCCCTGTGAGCCTTAAGGGAAGCCTCGATTTCGAGTTCCGCTCGGTCGATGATGTTCCGGAGATTGCGAATATAAACGAGCACGAGGTGACTGCGGTCGTAGGAGGTTTTGATGTCAAAGTTCTCCTCGATGGTTTCGGGTCGGAGGTCATTCGATTCAGTCAAAGCAGCACTCACTGCGTTGTTGATGCCATCGGCGTCGTTTTTGAGTTGGACTGAGTTCAGGATAAAAGAAGCATTTTTGATGTGCTTCTGGATGAGTTCGACCTTCTGGAGTTTGTAGTCGTGCATAGAGAAATTTAAATTAGTAACCAGCGAGTTTTTCGTTCAAAGATTCGATGACGCTATTGCGGAGTCCGCTGACATCGTCTGGATCTACCTCAGTCTCCTCCTCGGTTTCTACGTCATAAAGCACAGCTTCGATGTCCAAGTCTTCCTCATCGACGACTCTGTAGCCGTCCTTGAAGACATAGAATCCTCCGCCGCGGTCGCCGTTATAAGAAGCGTCTTCGTAACGTGTGCCGTAATCAACGCGCACGATGTAGAATTTTCCGGAGAAGGTGAATTCGAGTTCGTCTTTCATTGAGTGGGTGATTGTTAATTTTGTGGTGGTTTAGGTAAAGGCATCCAATGGGTAGGGTTAATTGGGTTGTAATAATAACCTGTTGAGTATCCATCACCATCTCCATATAACCAACCATTATAATTTTCAATATTCAAATCTTTACCGAACCATCCAATTACAATTTCTGAATATCTTGTATTTAGAAGTAAATAAGTCCCATCCTTTGGAGCTGTTTCTATTGGTTGCCATTCTAATTGTTTTTTAAGTTTTTCATAATCTTCACAAAACATCCACATTCCATCATTATCTTCTTCAATTTTTAATATAGCGGTTGCATTTGTATCTCGTAAAACATAAAGACCTGCCCTAATGTGGTATTTTTTGGGTTCGTTGCTCATTGTTTTTATTGGTATTTTATTTATTTCTATTTTTGTAATCTATCATTCTTTGAATCTGTATTTCTTTTTCATTTATTTCTTTTTTTATTCTTAAAAAATAATTTTTTACTTCATAATAAATAAAAAAAATACCAACTAATAAAATTATAAATGAAGCAATAGAACATAAAACAAGTATTACTATTTTAAGATTATTTAATTGATCGTTCATTGTGTTGGGGATTTAGGTAAAGGCATCCAATGCGTGGGTGGATTTAATTCTTTTGTATTCCACCACCATCCACACAATGTGTTTTCGTTTTTAATCCAGCAGGTTTCAACTGTCATATTTGAATGAGAACAAAAAACAAGAATTCGTGTCCCATCCTTTGGTGCAGTCTCAATAGGTTGCCATTGGGGTTCGTTGCTCATTTTTTCTTTGATTTAGTGGTTTTAGTTTTTGTTTTTTTAACCTTCCAAGCCCTACCTGTTTTATAGCTCTGAGTCACTTCAGTGATTCTTTGATTAGGACTCAAATATTCGCAATATTCAAACAGTCTGAAGTCGCTCCTGCTTAATTGCTCCTTGTGTTCTTTCCACCAATCCTGTGTGCATTTATTGAATCCTATTGCGTTGTCCGATGAATCCTCGACGTAGCAATCCTTACCGTCCAAAAGAAGCACTAAAAAGAATTTCTGCGTTGGGAATTTGATACAGAAGTCGTTAATCTTCTTCTGCACCAATACAGGGATAGGTTTCATTTGATTAGGTGTATTACTCCTTAATGTCAGCGTCTGGGTCAGGAAGGTGATCCTTATCAAATGCAAAGCGATATTCGCAAATTGCGAGATGCATTTCAGTTCTGCTTCCGTTCAGTGCTTGGAAGATAATGGCATCAGTGAGCTTCTGGTGCAGTTCGAGTTTATCGCTGAGTTCCTTATTCCGAGTGAGCGTCGTAGCGAGTTCTGTTTTAATGGCAGAAATCTCAGAGGCTACCTTGAGGTTATCGAGAGCTGCGTTGATTGATTGTTCGATGAAGTCCATGGATTATTTCCGGATGAAGTTAGGTTGTCCTTGCGTTGGCTGTCCTTGCGTTGGCTGTGCAGGCGTTTGTGCAGGCGTTTGTGCAGGCGTTTGTCCGCCCTGAGCATTAAAAACACCGGTGGAGTAAGTCTGTGTTTTATTATTTGACCCATTTCCATCATCATCGAGGTCGATGCTAATTCCGCAGGCTGTTTGGATGCTCTGACGACGAATGTAAGTTAATGCTTCTCCAATCTTCTGGGCATTCATATTCGTTGCGTTAATCATGAGCCGACCGAAGTCGAAAGTGTGCCCGCTGGTGTGCAGAAATGCAGTCTGAACGCCGATTCTTCCGTCATCGTAGAGAAGGTTCTGAACGAAGGCGAGGTTGTGCCTGTGCAGCGTTGGCTTGATCGCATCAAGCAGAGCGTCCAGCGAGACATAACGCGACTTGAACGCAGGGTTGATTTTATTACCAACGACATTCTCCATTTCCGCTAATGCATTGATTAGGTCAATGTGCGGAGAGTTGGATTCGTTTTTGATGGCAGTGACGGCGGTGGATTTAGTGGTTTCTGTTTTTTTCATAGGGAAAGGATTGATGATTTTATAATTGTTTGACCGTTCACTTAACCGCCAGAGTTTCCTTAATCTCCTCGACGCTAACTTGGCGGAGTTTATTGTTTATCATTAAATTGTAGTAGTGCTTGTTCTGCTTGATCGTCGGCGTGAGCAAACGAGCTATCATTCCGTTATCGAGCAAAATGTATTTAGTGCCTTTAATTTTTTGATATGTGATTTTTTTAGAGTCCATAGATAGAAATTAGATTAGTTAGGTTTTGGTTCAAGTTAATAGTGTTAGTTATGTTTTATTATTCTTTCTTCTTCCTGCGTTCTCTAGCCTTAGCGTTCCTAATGGCTTTCTTTTCGTCAGGGAATTTATGCATCGGGTGAAATAGGTTTCTTGGTTGTTCAGCGTGCACCGCCCAATAGCACAGAATCTTGCGGAGATACGATTCAGTCGTTCCGGTTCGCTTACCGCGGTTACTGAGATTGTAGATTTTACCCTCGATTCCGTTGCAGTTATTGCACAGCACTC